GCCCGAGTCCTTACACACGCAAGTTGTGGACACTTTCCGCGTGTCGGGGCGAGGACATCCCCTGGGCTCCGCCGGTGGAAGTGCTGCCTGCCATGATGCCGGCCAGCGGACCCGAATTCGCCGAGTATCTGCTCGCCATGCTGCGAGCTCCTAACGCCGCACACCGGTCCGCGACGGCTGCAGCGCAGCAAAGGCTGAGCTTGCGGTTTCTCACATGGGCTGGCACCTCATTCCTCGACGAAGTCGCGAAAAGCCTGGCCGCCCCTTATGGCGCGGCCGGGGCTGGCGACCGGTCGGCAGAGCAGAAGCAACAACCCAAAAGTGGCCAGTCCCGGTGGCGCTGCAGCATCAGAGACTGGGGAGACGGACGCAGAATCATCGCATGCCGCCGGGAGGATGAATAGCTATACAGGCCGTCCCGACTGCACCGCAACACACTAGAACGGGCCACCGGCGTGGCCGACCGGTGCGGCTGCTGCTGCCGGTCGCGCCGGTGGCCTGATTTTTTCGCCCCGGGCCCGATCCGCTTCCCCTGCTGCAGCTTCCTCGACACCGTGCCGTTCCCGCTGCTCGCCATCGTCGGCCAGGTTGCCCTGCCACCGCGGCAGGCCTCGAGCCGCCGCTTGTCCAGCGCCTGTGCGCGCAGTGGCGGGGCCGGTGGGTGGAGCGGCAGGGCCGTGCGCCGTGCGTCTTCATCTTTTTTATCTTTATGCCGGGTGATTCAAAGGGCGGCGCTGTGCCACTCTGAAACAGTGGCGTTGCAGGGAAAGTCAACACTTCATTCATCGAAGAGTTAAGTTAGTCCGCAGTTATTAGTCAGCCGGACCGCCGTAACTTCCAAGATACTTGTCGGCTACCCCGCACTTCCGTAATCTGGCCCCGAAACGCCCGCCGTGCGGGCGTGATTCCAACCAGGCCCTGAGGTGGGGGAGCGTACGATGGCCAATCGAGACGCCGCTCGCGCGTCCAGCAACCAGAAGGCCGATCAGCAGCGTTCGCGCATTTTGCTGACCGCCGAGGAGATCGTCGAGCTGCAGATGCCGCGCGGGGCGGCCGTACCCAGCCGCGGCTCGCTGTGGGCCTCGCTGCCGGCCATGCCGGCGCTGGTCTTTCTGCTCGTGGTGCTGGCCTACAGCAGCGCCCACGTGGACGCCGTGCGCGCCGCCATCTGGCGCACCGTGCGGCAGCAGTTTCGCCGTCCGGTGACGGTGCCGGCGGCGCACGTGTGGGTGCGCACCGATACGGGCAGCTTCTACTGCCGCGGCAGCGTGCTGTTCGGCAGCGGGCCCGGACGGCTGCTGGCGCAGGAGGAGGCGCTGACGCTCGGCTATCAGCCCGCCACGGGCAGCTACTGTCCGGCCGATCCGGCCGGGCCGGCGCTCAGCGCGCACAACACGGCCCGCTGACGCAGGCCGCCCGTCCGGACCGACCGGTCCGCTCCGCGATTAGCTTTTAGTTATACTCCGCCTGCCGGGGTGCGCCGTCTCTCGTGCCGCCCCGACGCCCCGGCGCCCCGCCCGCCGGGCTGGAATCCTTTCCGCCGCCTGCTGCATCAGATATCGGTGGAAGCAGTCGATGGGCCCATCGCCTCTTCCCGTATCTCTCGTTGCAGGAGGCGATTGGGATGACGTTGCAGCGCTGGTTACTGCCGGTTGTGTTTGCGGCGTTGCTCGGACTGCCGGCCCGGGCACAGGACCTGAAATCCACCGTGGCGTTTTCCGGCACGGGGAACTTCCAGCACCCCGAGGCCACCGGTCTCGGTGTGACCGACCGCGCCACCAAGGCGGGCGGGTTTCTGGCCAGCTATCGCTACCAGTTCAACCACCTGAGCGGACTCGAGGTCAGCTACGGCTACACGCGTTTCACGCAGCGCTACACGCTGCCGTCGGGTTCGGCGCGCGTGCAGGCCAACACGCACGAGACGACGCTGGCCTGGGTCGTCACGCCGCGCGAGTTCCGTGACGGACGCGTGCGGCCCTATCTGCTGGCCGGCACCGGCCTGCTGATCTTCAGCCCCACCGGGAATCCCGGCGGCTCGGTGCCCGGCGCGCTGGTGCAGGATCGCGCCGTGTTCCTCTACGGCGCCGGCGTGGACATCACCCCGGCCGAAAATCAGCACTTCGGGCTGCGGCTGGGCTACCGCGGCCTGCTCTACAAGGCGCCCAGCTTTGAGCTGGGCAGCCTGGCCACCGGCGCGCTGACGCACATGGCCGAGCCGCAGGTGGGCATCCTGTTCCGGTTCTGAGCCCGGGCAGCGCCAGGCCGGCGGAGACACCCTATCTCCGCCGGCCTTTTTTTCTTCGGCGCTGCTTCAACGACTGCCAGCGCAGACGTCCAGACGCAGGAACAGAAGTTGCGCCGGGGGAACCGGGGGCGTTCAGCGGACCAGCAGGCGCGGGCCGCGCCGGCCCGGGGCCAGTTCGGCCGTGTGGATGCCGGGCTCGATGGGAGCGCCGCGGCGCAGCAGCTCCTTGAGCCGGTCGCGCACCCGGCAGAAGCGCCGGTGGGCTTCCTGCTGCTGGCGCCGGAGGAAGAAGTATTCCTCGAGGTCGCGCTGCTGGATGATGCCGGCGGCGGGTCGCCGCGGGGTGAACAGGATCACTCGATTGGTTCGCTGGTCTCCCATTCGTCTCCTCGCACACCTGCCTGAGGGTGTGAAGCCTTCATAGGTGCACCGAAGCGGGACAGAAGAAAAGGGGGAAGTGCGGTAGAGTTTACTTATCAGTTACCCCCGGCGGGTGCGGCGGCGGGGCAGGCCCTGGTGCTCTTCGGCGACGGCGCGGGCGATTTCGGCCTGGCGTTCAAAGGGGCCGACGGGGCTGGCGGCGAGGGTATTGAGGACGTTGAGGTAATCTTCGAGGGAGTGGACCTGGCGGAGGGCGAAGAGGGTGAGGTTGCGGACGACGGGGGCGAGTTCGTCCTGGTGGAAGACGTGGGCGAAGTGGGCGAGCTGGTCGGCGACGTCGAGTTCAAAGCCGACGTTGACCTGGCGTTTGAGGCTCATGGGGTCGGACAGGGTCGAGCGTAGCAGAGCGGGGGTTGACAGGGAAGCCTGCAATCTGTATCCTATGTAGCGTATGTAGTATTAGTGGAGTGTGCACCGTGCGTCGCCCCTCTCCGCAGGTCGCCTTCCGCCTGCCGCCCCGGCTCCGCCGACGCCTCCGCGCCGCCGCCCGCCGCCGCGAGCTCACCACCAGCCAGCTCCTCCGCCTGGCCGTCCGCCGCCTGCTGGCCGAGCTCGAGCCGCCCGGAGCCCGCCGTGGCTAGCCCGGCCGTGCCGCTGGCGCAGGCGATGCTGTGCGCCGACTGCGCCCAGATCAGCGCCCCGCGCGGACCCCGCTGCCCGGTCTGCGGCAGCGCGGCGCTGCTGGCGCTGGCGCGCGTGCTCGACCGGCCGGCGGGCGGCGCCGGGGCAGGCAAGGAGGTGACCCGTGCAGGCGAAACTTCCCTGGCTGTGCCGCCACCGGCGGCTTGAGCCGGCCGACGGACTGCGCTGCGCCGACTGCCGGCGCCGCTGGTGGCCGGGCCGGCTGCCGCGGCGACTGGCGCGGCGTGTGGTGGTGCTGGGACTGATGCGGCTGACGGCCCGGAGGGCGCCGTGACGGCGCTGCCGGCGCGGCGGCTGGCGCAGCTCGAGCAGCGGGCCGGCCGTCTGGCGGCGGCCGTGCGCGGGCTCGAGGTGCGGGACCGGGTTTCGGCGGCCCGTGCGGCGGTGCGGCTGCGCGCGCTGGCGCTGTGGCGGCGGCGCGTGCAGGCCTGGTTTGCCCCGCTCAAGGACCAGGCGCGACGGCTGCACCGCGAGCTCTGCGAGCGCGAGCGGGCCGTGCTCGCACCGGTCGAGGCGGCCGAAGCGCTGCTGCGGCGGCGTCTGGGCCTGTGGTGGGTCGAGCAGCGCCGCCGCGAGGCGGCCGAGGCGGCCGCGGCCACGCGTGCGGCCCGGCGCACCGAGCAGCGGCTTGCGCGGCTGGTCGGCGCCAGGGCGGCCCCGGCTGCCGTGGTGGCCCCGCCCGAGCCGGTCGTGCTCGAGGGCGTCAGCGTGCGCCAGCAGTGGAGCTGGCGGCCGGCGAAGGATGCGCGGGCGGCCGTGGCGGCGCTGGTCGAGGCGGCGGCCGCGCGGCCCGAGCTGGTGGGGTTTCTGCGGCTCGACGAAGCCGCCATCACCGCCTACGTCCGCGCCCGCGGCGCCGAGGCGGCGCTGCCGGGCATCGAGGTCTTCTGTGCGGCCACCGCCGTGGTCCGCCTCGACTGACGCCGTGCGCCAGTACGCCGAGACGCTGCTGGTGGCCACCGCGCAGGGCTGGCAGCGGCTGCGCTGCCGCGTCCTGCTCGACTGGCCCGAGCGCGGCCTGGCCACGCTGGTGCGCGAGGATACCGGCGCCGAGCTCGGCCGGCGTCCGATGACCGCCGCCGAAGCCGCGCTGGTCGCCGAGGAGCAGCCATGAACACCGGCTTCGTCAAGCTTCCCCGCAGTCTGGAGGAGTCGCTGCTGGCCGGTCAGCTCGGCCTGTTCGAGCTGGGCGTCTACACGGTGATCTATCTGCAGGCCAGCCCCGCGAGCGGCATCTGGCGCGGTTCGGCGACGCGGATCGTCTCGACGGTTCCGCGGAAGACCACGCGGCGCGCCGTGCAGCGGGCGCTGGCGCATCTGGCGGCCGAGGGTTTCCTGCGGATCTTCCGCCGGCCCGGGGCGCGCGGCAACTACGTCGTGCTGGTCGAGGGCTACCCGGTGACGGTCGGCCCGCTGGCGGGCCGGCGGCTGCTGGCGGCGCAGAGCACCGACTGGCGCCATCCGGTCTACGGTGCCGGCACCGAGGCCGTCACCGGAGCCGTCACCGACGCCGGCACGCCTGAACGGCAAGACGCAAACCGAGACCGAGAGCAGCGGCCGGCCTTTGCCGGCACGCACCTGTGGCTGTCGGCCGAAGACGATCGCCGTCTGGCGGCGGCCTTTCCGCATGCCGATCGCGCCGCGGCCTATCGCCGCATGGACGCCTGGCTGGCCGAACGCGGCTGGCGTCCGGCCGATGCGCTGCGCTTTGCCTGGAGCTGGCTGGGACGCGAGCGCGCCCCGTCGGCCGAGGCCGCTGCAGGTTTCAATCCCCACGACGGGGCCGACGACGGACCGCCGTTCAGCGCCGCCGCGCTCGAGCGGCTGCGCCGGCGTTTTGCGCACGAACGGTCACCGGCGCCGGCACCCGACGGAGACCAGGACCATGCCCGTGCCGACGACCTTCGGTCCCTGCTACGACCCGCGGATTGACGGGCCGCGCCTGGCCACGCAGCGCCAGCGGCTGCTCGGCCTGCTGCTCGAGCAGCCGCCCGAGCGCTGGCTGACGCTCGAGGAGATGCGCCGGGCGCTCGAGCGGCGCTACGGCGTGCGCTTCCCGGAAACCTCGCTCAGCGCGCAGCTGCGCCATCTGCGCAAGCCGGCCTTCGGCGGCTGGCAGGTGGACAAGCGCCGCCGCTGCGGCGGGCTCTGGGAATACCGGCTGCGGCCGCCGCGGCCGGTGCCGCAGCCGCTGTGGCTGGCCGGGTTCGGCCCGCGTCGCTAGCGCCGGGAGGGTTTATGGCGCTGCCGGTTGCACCGGCCGCCCCGCCTGAGCGACACTCGGGGCGCGGCGGCTCACCGAGCCGCCGGCGGGGCATGTGCGGCCCCGCCGGGAGCGCTTCCCGGGAGCGCCCCGCGACGGTTCTCGTTTCCCGGGTTGCCCGCGCATCCGCCCGCGGCCCTCGCCCGCCGCGCCGGATGCACCGCCAGCTCGCTCCGCCCCGCGGAGCCTCGCCCCGGCGGCGTCACGACCGGGAGCTGGCGCTGCGGCCGCCCCGGCGGCCACCGGCCCGGCGCATCCCGCCCGGGCCCCAGCCGCCCGCTCCGGCGGGCTCCCAGGAGGTCCTTTCCCCATGGCACAGATGGCCAATGCCCAGTCGGTCGCCCTGCAACTCGAAAAAGTGCGCGACAAGCTGCCGCTGCTCTACGAGCGCGACGACATCCTGCTCACCATGATCCAGCAGCGCGGCGACGTCGAGCGCGTCAGCAGCCGCAACATGCGCCTGCCGCTGCAGATCCGTCCCGGCGGCAAGGCCGGTGCCGCCAACATGGACGGCGGCGACCTGGGCCGCGGTTCCGGCACCACCTACGACGTCGCCCAGGTCACCCCGGTCTTCTTCCGCCACGCCGTCGAGATCACCAAGCTGGTCGAGTACGCCACCAACGCCCCGGAAAAGGCCATCGAGAACGCCGCCCGGCGCGAGGTGAAGAACGCCATGGCGCAGTTCCGCAGCTTCCTCGACAAGGTGCTGCAGACGGCCGGCAACGGCGTGCTCGGCACCGTGGCCGGCGTCTCGGGCAACCAGCTCAACCTGGTCAATCCGCCCGGGGCCACGCTGGTCTACTTCAACCAGACCGTGCAGATCTACGACGCCACGCTGACGACCAATCGCGGTGCGGCCACGATCACACTGGTCGACCCGTTCAACAAGTTCATCACGCTCGACAGCGTTCCGGCCGGCACCACCGCCGGCGACCTGATCGTGCACGACGGGCTGAGCGGACCCAATCCGACCAGCCTGTTCGGCGTCCCCTACCACCACTCCAGCGCCACGACGGGCACCTGGCTGGGGCTCAACCGCGCCAGCTATCCCGTCGAGCTGGCCACGCCGTCGGTCAACGCGGCCAACGCCGCGCTGGTGCCGAGCCACGTGCGGCTGGCCATCAACCGCGTGCGCAAGGCGCTGGGCACCAACCAGGTGGGCCGGCTGATCGCCTACTGCTCGCTCGAGCAGGAACACGCCTGGGAGCAGCTGGGCGTCTCGATCAGCCAGATCATCAAGGAAGGGCCCGGCGGCGGCGCCAACGACCTCGACCTGCTCTTCAACGGGCAGAAGACGATGGCCGGCGTCCCCATCAAGTCGAGCATCAACGCCCGGGCCGACCGGATCGACTTCATCGATCTCGGCCACTGGGGCCGGGCGGTGATGCAGGACATCGACTACTACGAGGTGGGCGGCCAGACGGTGTTCCCGATCTACGGCAGTTCGGGCGGGCTGGCCTCGGCCTACATCTTCTACTTCGTGACGGGGTTCCAGGTGTTCCTGGACGCGCCGCGGAGCGGGGCGTACATCGCGAACCTGGCGCTGCCGGCCGGGTACTGATGGTTGACAGCGTAGTGTAGTTATTGTAGCATATGTAGCGATGCCGCGCCGCCCCCACCCCGCCCCCCGGCCGGCCTCCCGCCGGCGGCCCCGGCCCCTGCTCAGCCTGGCCTACCGCCGCCTGCTCGCCCGGCCGGTTCCCGACAGCGTCGCCCGCGGACGCCTGGCCGCCTATCGCGGCCGTCCCTGGGCCGAGCTGCTGGCCGGCGAGCTCGTCCAGGCCTTCCTGCGGGCCGCCCGCTCGAAGCCACAGGCCGCCCTGGGCCTGCTCGAGCATCTGGCCGTGCGTACCGAGGGACGGGTGGGGGCGGCCTCCGGCGAAACGGCAGCGCCGCTGCACATCACCTTCGTCGGCGCGCTGCCCGCCCCGGGAGCCACGCGTGGCGACGGCGGCTAGGATCGAGCAGGCGCCCGCCGGCGGCCATCCCTTCGGCACGGTGGCGCTCAACGGCCGCATCGTCTACCGGCCCTTCCCGCGCCAGGCCGAATTTCACGCCTCGCCGGCGCGCTACCGCCTCTTTGGCGGCGCCGCCGGTCCGGGCAAGACCACGGCGCTTCTGTGGGAGGCCATCCGCCAGGCGCACAGCGCCCCCGGCGTGGACGTGCTGCTGCTGCGGCGCACCTTCCCCGAGCTCGAGCAGTCGCTGGTGCGCGAGTTTCTGCGTTCGGTGCCGCGCGCGCTCTATGCCGACTACAACCAGACGCGCCATCTGGTGCGGTTCCACAACGGCTCCACGCTCCGCTTCGGCTACTGCCGCAGCGAGGCCGACGTCTACCAGTACCAGGGCGCCGAGTATCTCTTCATCGGTCTCGACGAGCTGACGCATTTCACGCTGGCGCAGTGGCAGTTCCTCACCAGCCGCAATCGCTGCCCGGTGCCCGGCACGCGGCCCTCGATGGCCGGCGCCAGCAATCCGGGCAACATCGGCCACGCCTGGGTCAAGGCGCTCTGGGTGGACCGGCGGCCGGCGCCGGGCATGGAGCGGCCCGAGCAGTACGATCCGGCCGACTACGCCTTCATCCCGGCGCGCGTGTGGGACAACCCCATCTACGCCACCGACCGCAACTACCTGAAGGCGCTCGAGGCGCTGCCGGAGCCGCTGCGCCGCGCCTTCCTCGACGGCGACTGGAACATCTTCGCCGGCCAGTTCTTTGACTGCTTCGATCCGGGCCGGCACGTGGTGCCGGCGGCCGAGCTGGCGCTGGAGCCGTGGTGGCCGCGGTGGCTGTCGGTGGACTGGGGCTTCGAGCATCCGGCCGCGGCGCTCTGGCACGCCAGCGACGGCCAGCGCACCTTCACCTACCGCGAGCGCGTCGTGCGGCATCTGGCGCCGCGCGCGCTGGCCGAGGAGCTGGTGGCGCTCACCGGCGGCGAGCGCCTGACGGCGATCTATCTCTCGCCCGACGCCTTCGCCCACCGCACCAGCGAGGCCAGCATCGCCGAGCAGATGGCCGAGGTGTTCCGCCGCGCCGGGCTGCCCGAGCCGACGCCGGCCGACGACGACCGGGTCGGCGGCTGGCTGCTGCTCTACCAGATGCTGGAGGCGGGGCTGTGGCAGATCAGCGACGCCTGCCCGGTGCTGATCGAGACGCTGCCGCAGATGGTGCGCGACGCGCACCGTCCCGAGGATGCCGCCAAGCGCGAGGGCGACGATGCCGCCGATGCCGCCCGCTACGGGCTGAAGTCGCGCCTGGGTGCGGTCGAGCAGCCGCGCGAGCTGCGGCTGGCCGCGCGCGTCACCGCCAGCGACCCGACCATCCGTGCCATCCAGGCGCGGCTGGCGCTGGAAGAGGAGCGGCGGCCGGCCGTCTGGCGGCGCTGGCGGCGGTTGCACGGCACGCCCTCGCAGCAGTTGCGCTGAAAGGAGGAAGCATGCATCGTTTCGCCCGTCTTGCCCCGCCTCACGCCGCAGGCCATCGCCCGGGCCAGATCGCCGCGCTGCACGTCGTCCTGGGCGCCGGCCCGCGCGGCCATCACCGCATCGTCGTCGAGCGCCACGGCACCGGCTGTGCCGACGGACTCTGCGCCGATCACGCCGAGGAGCTGCGTGCGGCGCCCGCCGACCAGCTCGAGCGGCTGGTGGTGGCGCTGCTGCGCGAGGCGCTCGAGGCCGCACCTGCCCACGCGGCGCGTGCCGCCGTGCCGGCTGCCGCAACCGGAGACGAAGACGACGCCGGCACCGCGACTGAACCCGACGAGGATTTTGCCGGAGAGTTCTGATGGCGACCGAAGCCCTCGCTGCCCCGGCCGCTCCCGGGCCGGCGCCCGAGGCCGCCGAGGCCGAAGTCGAAGCCGAAGCCACGGCGGCGCCGGCCGTCGAAGCACCGCCAGCCGAAGCCGAGCCGGCCGAAGCGCCCGAGCCGGCCGAAGGCCGCCCGCGGCGGCTGAAGCTGACGCCGGAGATCCGCGAGTTCTTCCGCCGCCATCCCGAAGTCCGCGACGCCTGCTTTCGCGGCCAGCGCCTGGCCGAGCTGTTCCCCGATTTCCGCACCGCCGAACGCGCCGCCCGCGCGCTGGCCTCGCTGGGTGGTGTCGAGCAGATGGCGGCGGCGCTCGAGGGGGTCGAGAAGCTGGCCGCGATCGACCGGATGTGGTACAGCCGCGACCCGCTGCAGCACCGCACGCTGCTCGAGAATCTGGCCGGCGACGATCCCGAGGCCTTCGCCACGCTGGTCGAGGTGTTTCCCGAAGCCGCGGCGCAGCTGGCGCCGGAGGCCTTCGGGCGGATGGCGCAGGCGCTGTGGACACGCGCGCTCGGCGAGCTGGTGGCCGTGGCACGCCAGCGCGGCGATCAGGAGCTGGCCGCCGCCGCCGACCGCATCGCCGGAGCGCTCGGGCTGCTGCGGCCCTGGACGCTCGACGGCGCCCGCGCCGCGCTCGAGCAGGCCGAGCGCGACCGCCAGCTCCAGGCCGAACGCCGCCGCGCCGCCGAGCAGGCCCGGCTGGCCGCCGCCGTCGCCGCCGCCAACGCCGAGACCGTCCGCGGCGTGCTCGACGCCATCGAGCAGGAACTCGGCCGGCTGCTCGGACCCGATCTGCCCGAAGCCGGCCGGCGGCTGCTGGCGGGGGAAATCTACCGGCGCCTGGACGAGCGGTTGCTGGCCGATCGCGAGCTCGCCGGGCAGATCCGGCTGCTGCTGGCCGGAGCCTCCGGCGACGGTCGCGCCGAGCGGCAGGCGGCGCAGATGGTGCTGGGACGCGCGCGCAGCCTGCTGCCGGAGCTGGCGCGCGAGGTGCTGCCGGCGCTCACCGCCATCGTCGAGCGCCAGGCGCGCAGCCGCGCCAGCCGGCCCGCGCCGCGGCCCGACCCGGGCACCAGCTCCACGCTCGATGCCGCCCGATCGGCCACGCTGCCCGGCCCCGACGAGCTCAAGCGTCGCGGCCTCTACCGCCGGCTGAGCGATGACGACCTGCTCGCCGGCCGCTTCTAGGAGGAACCGTCATGGCCCGTGAAGTTCGCGACGATCGCGCCACGCTGGTCAACGTCGGCGACCAGTCCTGGTGGCTCGAGCGCACCTACGGCAGCTACCACATCCCGGCCGCGCGCAACGGCCAGCCGGCCGTGGTGACGATCTACGGTCGCGTGGACGTCTACGACGTCGGCGACGGCCGCAAGAACGAGGTCTACGTGCCGGCGCGGGAGATCGCCGCCGATCTGGCGCGCGAGCTCGAGGACTGGGGCGTCTTTGCCGCCGCCGGCGCGCGGCCGACCGAGGCCGAGCTGCGTGCGGCGCGCGAGCGCCTGGAGGCGCACCTGCGGCATCTGGTCGCCGTCGCCGACACCGACTGGGCGCGCTACCGCAATCCGGCCTTCATCCCCGACACGGCCCGGCGCGCCGCCCGCGCCCTGCATCTGGAGCGCGAATGGGCGGCCGAGCCCGAGCAGATGATCGAGTGCCCGGTCTGCGGGGCGCGGCTGCGGCGCGGCGTGGCGCTGTGCCGCGAATGCCGCGCCGTGCTCGACCCGGAACGGCTGCGGCGCTATCGCTTTGCCGAGCCCGCCGGCGAAGGAGGCGCGCGTGCGGATTGAGGTCGTGCGCGAGAACAAGCAGCCGCCGCCGGAGCTGGTCGAGCGGCTGACACGCGTCGGCGGCCGCAACCGCTTCGGCGAACCCAATTTCCGTGTCGTCTGGGGCTGGTCGCGGCTGTGCTGGATCGGCGGCCGCTGGGAGGATCGCGACGCCGCCGGCCATCTGCTGCGCGCCGTGGTCGAGCTGCGCCAGGTGCCGAAGTACATCCCGCACGACCGCTGGCACATCGAGCGCTGGCTGCCGCCGGAACTCTACGGCTCGCCCGAGCAGTGGTACCGGGCCACGGCCGAGCTCTGCGACGGCCGCCTGGTGCCGGCGCTCGGCCCCTATCCGGCCCGCGGCGACTGGGAGCACTGCTTCACGCTGGCCACGCCCGACGGCGGCTTCCTGGGACTCGAGCCGGCCGTCTGCGACGAGGTGGTGCGCCGCATCGAGTACGCCCGCGCGCTGCCCCCGGCGCGCTGTCGCGCCGCGCTGGTGCGCGCCGAAGAGCGCCGCGAGCGCGACTGGCACAACTGGGCCGAGGCGGTGCTGGCCAACGAACCCTTCTTCCACGGCCGGCCCTGGGTGGCCGTGCCGGCCGATGTGGGAGGTACGCGATGAACTTCTGGCGCGGCGTCTTCAGCGAGGCCGACGGCACGCCCAGCTTCGCGCGCGTCGCCACGGCCATCACCCTGGGCTTCGCCCTGGGCTGGGTGACGGCCATCGTCGCCCGCACGCACCAGTTGCCCGACTTCTCCGGCCTGGTCGCCTTCATCGGCATCCTCTACGGCATCAACCGCGCCGCCGGGGCGGTGGCCGGGCTGCGGGGGAGCTGAGCCATGCCGGTCGTTGCCACCACCCGCTACGGCACCGCCGGCCAGGCGCTGGCGCTGGCCCGCGCGCTGCTGAACGACCCGGCCGGCGCACTCTGGAGCGATGCGGTGCTGCTGCCGCTGCTCAACGCCGCCTACCGCGACCTGCAGCAGGAGCTGGCCAACGCCGGCGTGCGCGTGCTCGAGGGACGCGTCGAGCTGGACCTGCCGCTGGTGACGGCGAACGGGGTCACGCTGGCGCCCAATCCGCCACGGCTGGCCGACGACACCACGCCGGCGCTGCCGGCCGATCTGCTGGTGCCGTGGACGCTCGAGGAGCGGCCGACGGGCTCGAGCGATCCGTTCGTCCCGATGGAGCGCATCGTCAACAGCTTTCCCGACGAGCTGGCGCCGGGGCCGCAGTTGCGGCTCTGGGGCTGGTGGGCCGATGCGATCTGGTTCATCGGGGCCACGCAGCCCGTCACGGTGCGAATTCGTTACGAGCGGGCACTGGGGCCGCTGGCGACGGCCGACGATCCGGTGCTGATTCCCGCCGCCACCGATGCGCTCGGCTTCGATACGGCCGCACTGGCGGCACGCTCGCGCGGAGCGGCGGCGCTGGCCGCCGACCTGGGCCGCTCGGCGGCGGCGCTGCGCGAGAAGATCATCGTGCGCTACACGCGGCCCGAGCAGTTCAAGGCGCGCCGGCGGCGCCCCTACGGCTGGCGCCGGCGCGTGGTCTACCTCTAGGGGAGGATGCATGTGGGGACACAGGCGCCTGCTGGAACGCGAACTCGAGCGGCTCGAGAAGGAGCTGGCCGAGCTGCGGCGACAGAACTGGGAGCTGGTGGGGGCGCTGGCCCGGGTGGCGGGAGCGCCGCTGCCGCAGACGCCCGAGCCCGCGGCGCTGCGTCCGCTGGTGCGCCGGCGGAGCTGGCAGCAGCGGGCGCGGTGGCTGGAGCTGAAGACGGCGGCGCCGACCGAGCCCGCCAGCTAGCCCGCGCGCGCCGCCGCGCCTACAACCGCCTCTACATGCGCCGCTGGCGCCGCCGCCACCGCCAGCGCTACCTGGCCTGGCTGCGCGACTGGCGCCGCCGGCGCCGCCCGGAACGCTGCTTCTGGTGCCGCCGGCCGGCCACCACCGCCGTCGAGCGCCTGGAGCCGGAAACGCTCGCGCCGGTCGAGCGACCCTACTGCGGAGTGTGCTGATGAACGCTGCCGATGCCCGCATCGAGCCCGGCACCACGGTCTGGACCGAAGGCCCCGCCGCCGGCGCCCGCTCCGGTCCGCCCTCGCCCTACGGGCCCAACAACGAGCACCTGCCCGAACCGCTGGTGACGGCGCTGCACAATCTGGTCGAGCAACTGGCGCGCGAGAGCGAACCCGCCCGGCGCGAGGAAATCCGCCGCGTCAAGCAGGCCCACTACTTCTGGCGCGGCCTGCAGTACCTCTGGTGGAGCGAGCGCGACCAGAACTGGCACCTGCCGTTCGAGCAGAAGCTCACCACCGAGACGGCCATGGAGGACCTGCCGCGCTACGAGTTCGTCACCAACATCTACCAGGCCTTCGGCCAGTCCATCATCGCCGTGCTGAGCCAGTCGGTGCCGCGCGTGCGCTTCCTGCCGCGCTCGCCCACCAGCGAGGTGGACATCGCCACCGCGCGCGCGGCCACGGCCGTGGCCGAGCTGATCGAGCGCAACAACCGCATGGAGGAGCTCATCGCCCAGGAAGCCTTCCATCTCTGGACCGGCGGCAAGGTCGGCGCCTATGTGCGCTACGTCGTGGACGGTCAGGCCTTCGGCTTCCACGAGGAACCCGAGGTGGCCGTGGTCGAGCGCGAGCTGGTGCCCGAGCGCTGGGCCTGTGCGGCCTGCGGCGCCGCCAGCCCGCTCGACGCCACCGCCTGCACGGCCTGCGGAGCCAGCCTGGCCGGCGCGCGCCGGCTGCCGGCCGAGCGCGTGCCCGTGCCCGAAGTCGTCGGCGTGCGCCGCGTGCCCAACGGCCAGGAGGTCATCACGCTGGTCGGGGCGCTCGAGCTGAAGACGCCGCCCTGGGCGTCGGAGCTGCGCGAGTATCCCTACCTGCAGTGGAACATGGAGACGCACCTGGCGCGGCTGCGCGCCGCCTACCCGCACGCCGCCCGGCGCCTGGGCCAGGCGGCCGCCGCCGATGCCTCGGCGCAGTACGAGCGCCTGGCGCGGCTGTCGCAGTCGCAGGGCGGCCCGCTCACCCAGGGCGGCGACACCAACCAGAACCTGATCACGCTGCAGCGCACCTGGATGCGCCCCTGGGTCTTCACCCTGGTCGAGGACGACGACCTGCGCCGGCAACTGCTCGAGCTGTTCCCCGACGGCTGCTACGTCGCCTTCGCCGGCGACGTCTACCTCGAGAGCCGCAACGAGAGCATGGACGACCACTGGCGCGTGCTGCACGCGCTGCCCGGCGACGGCTCCGCCACGGGCCGGCCCGCCCTCGGCGATGCGCTCATCAGCGTGCAGGAGCGGTTCAACACGCTGACCAATCTCCAGATGGAGACCTACGACTACGGCGTGCCGCCCATCTACGTGGACCCGCAGGCGATCGATCCCAACGCCATCGCCTACCAGAGCGCCGAACCCGGCGCCGTCTATCCGGCACGGCCGCGGCCGGGATTGCCGCTCGGCGCCAGCTTCTTCGTGCCGCCGCCGGCGCAGGTGCCGCCCGAGCTGGTCCGCCATACCATGGACCTGATGGGCCCGGTGGCGCAGTTCCTGGTGGGCGCCTTCCCGGCACTGTTCGGCGGCGAGATGGACTCGCAGAAGACCGCCACCGGCTACGCCATGGCGCGCGATCAGGCCATGGGCCGGCTCGGCCTGGTCTGGCGGCGCATGCGCCAGTTCCACGCCGACCTGATGCTGCTCGCCGTCGACTGCTTCCGCCGCAACCGCACCGAGGACGTCGAGATTCCCGTGCTCGGCGCGGCCGCCGAAGTCGAGGCGCGCTGGATCCGCCTGGCCGACCTCAAAGGCAACATCATCGCCTACCCCGAGGCCGACGAGCAGTTCCCGGCGCTGTGGACGCAGAAGCGCGCCGTGCTGCTGCAGTTGATGGCGATGAACGATCCGGCCATCCAGCAGACGCTGGCGCTGCCGGAAAACCTCGGCCTGGTGCGCCGGCTGCTCGGGCTGACCGAGCTCGAGATTCCCGGCGAGGCGGCGCGCACCAAGCAGATGCGCGAGATCGCGCGGCTGCTCGAGTCGGGCCCGCTCGAGCGCACCGATCCCGCCACCGGCCAGGTGGAGCTGGTCCCGACCGTGCTCCCCGATGGCTTCGCCGACGATCACGCCGTCGAGCTCGAGACCTGCCGGCAGTGGATGAACTCCGATGCCGGCCAGGCCGCCCGGCTGCGGAATCCGCAGGGCTGGCTGAACGTGCGCGCGCACGCGCTGCTGCACCAGCGCTACCTCGACGAGCAGGCCGCGCACGCCTCCCGGCCGGCCACACCCGTGCGGGCGCCCGTCGTGCCCGCGAAAGGAGAGTGAGCGATGCCCGCCTACAACACGCAGACGCCCCCGCCGGCACTCTATCCCGGCGATGCGGCCTACGCCTTCCAGGCCGAGACGCCCGCCGCCGGCACCGCCAGCCAGCAGTTCGCCGTGGCCCAGCCCTACGACGGCGCTGCCGGCGGCCCCGCCGTGCTCCGCGTGGACATCAGCTACGCGGCGGCGCCGAGCGCCGTCGCCGTGGCCATCCAGTCGGCGGCCGACGATGCCGACGCCGCCTACTTCACCGAGTACACCTCGACCAGCACG